CTCAAAAAATGACGGTTATTCAAGAAACTCCAATAGGCGCTACTGGTACTGCTAGCCAGGTAGCAGCTGCAAATTAAAAACCCCCCATGTTTCCATGAGGGGTTCCGATAGGAGCAGACGCTACACGACTGAACTCTTATCTAGTTCCATTCTCTAAAGAACTTTCTGTTCCTAGAAAAACCATCGAAGCGTTTATATTCATCTTCAACAATATTTCTCCATTGAGAACTTTCATCTTCTTGTCGCATCTTCTTACGCCACTCTTCTTGCCAAGAAACATTCTGAGTTCGTAGATCATCTTTCACTACAATAGAACCTGTCCAACCACCACGGGGGCTACCATGTGTAATGTTTCGTACAGGATCATTGGTAAATGGATTTGGTATTTCTTCATTTCCACCCCAATCCCCTAGACGTATACCTTCTACTGGACTTTTAGGAGCCTGAAAAACTGGTACAACATTTGCCTTTTTGATTTGACGATTTGCCCGTTTAATAGCTCTAGAGATTTGAAGAACTCTAGTATCAGGGCCAACAGTTATTCCCAAACCAATGACACTTTTAGCTAAATCATAATCTTTACAACTAAACTTAGGTGGATCACTAAGAACCACTGTACCTTGTTGTATATTATTATCACAGACAAGAGTGATAGATTTAGGAGTTGGAACACTTTCAGCCATTACTACAGCTGGTGTAATCAATGCTACAATGAGAGTTATAACAAAAGTAATCATAATTATTATCCTTCCTCTGCTAGTTTTTCAAAGTAAGACATAGTATCGTCTTCATCATCTTTGGTTACAGTAGGAGCAGGAGCTGGTGCTTCTTTTGTATCTACCCAAGGCGCTTTTTGTGGTTCATCTTCCATCAAAGCAGTTACGTTTCCTACAGTAGTAGTCCCTGCAAGCACCGTACTCAAACGAGTCTTCAACTCATCATAAGACTTGAAATTAGATTCAGCTGAAAACTCTGAAAGAGGATACTCTTTGTTCCATACTGCTTCAATCTCATCATCATTATCAAACAATGGTGATGCAGCACCAAACTCAGATTTGTCGTAATTCCAATAACCATCTACCTTACGAATCTTCAATTTAAATTCTGCACCTTCCCAGAAATCAAATGGATTTACTGGAGTTTCGTCTTCAAATGCTGGTTGCATAGCTTCCATACACTTATCAAAGATTTTCTTACCGAAACGATAGAGCATAACTTTACCCTCATTTTGAGGATTTGCTTTATCTTGAATAACCAGAATGTTTGCAAAGTATTGCAACTTACGTTTCTGTTTACGTGCAATTTCCTTATCGGATTCTACACCAGAGTTCCAGTATGCAGAGTTCATTTCTGATACAGGATCGTTTTGTCCAATGGTGGTGAGAGAGTTCTCAATATACCATTGACCAGTAGGGCCTTGAAACGCATGGTTCCAGACTTTTGCCCAAGGAAGGTCTTCACCTTCAACAGCTGGAAGAAAACGAATAACGGCATAACCATTACCTGATTTATCTACCACTGGTTTCCACAGACGTTCATCTGTATAGGACTTCTTTTCTAGGGGGGCATTTTCAGTTTGAACTGCACCCAGTAGTTTGTCCAAAGAATTGGACTTTTTTAGTGCTTGTAGTGACATATGTATTTCTCCTTATGTGAATATATGCGATTTATTATTGTATACTTAATGTATCACAAAGTTCTGCTTTTGTCAAGTACCTTATATCAATATTATCAGTAGAACTTCCAATATTGTGTTTAGGGTCTACCCAATAGAATTGAGTATCTTTAAACTCTCTAAAAACAGCCAACAACTGATTCACCCAATTTTGTGGATTGAACCCCCTTGCATCTGCTGGTAAATAGTAACTAGTTCCTTTATATATGTTATTCAAAGATTCGTTCTGAGAAGATAAATCAAACCCTAACATATAAACTTCTTTTGCACCTTGTTGACAAGCCAGATGTAGTGCAGTAGTTCCTGCTGACCAACCTCTAGGATAGTCTATGTTCTTAACAGGATCGTTATCATCAACATATGTAATCCAGATACCTACATCTTTTGAAAATTTCTTTTCAATATCTTTCATATCTATATTTGCATTTAGTAGTTTGGCCTCTTCAATTTTTTCTTGTATAGTCGCTGGATCTTTTCCTTGCACTACACAATTACTAGTTTTATTTTTACTACGATGAATAAATGCAGGGCCCTCAAATCCCATAAGTGTCATCTCTGCAACCTCTGATGGTATTATAGACCAATCTGCAAACCAACAAGTATGACTATCTTGGTATTTAGAATCATAAATTTCCTGTTGCATACCATAATCTATGGAAACAAGATTATCAACATCACCATCACGGTAGATTGCATTACAACCCCAAGTGACAACATCATTTAATACTTTTGGTTTATACCACGATCTTGATTCGCCATTACCTATGACTAAGACCTTATCCATTTCTTAAAGCTTCCCATGAATAAGGAAATAATTCTTTTCCTATATTATCAATTTCATTTGCAATCATTTGAGTTTCAAGTTGTGTATCTGGTTTACATCGTAGATTGCATACACGAGCAAATGCCATAAGTGTTCCACTCCAGTACCATTCAGTATACATAGACTGTGGTAAGACCATTCTGGCCATCTCTGGTGCAATCCCTGCTTCTAACATATTATTATATGTTTCTTTACATAATTCATATGCAGAATTTACATCGTATTCTACAGTTTCATTAGAAGAACCTTGTTTCTTATTTACAGCTGCAAGTCGCCATTCTGTAGGTTCGTAGAACTCAGGTTCATTATCAACATAACGTCTAGATACTTCATTCCAAACTAAACCAACTTGATGTTTAACTAATTGTCTTGCAACAAACACTGGAGCCTTAACATGGATTTGCATTGATGCATGGCCAAAAGGACTCCAATGATTATGTTTCGCAAGATAATTAATCAACTTTTCGTCTGGATGAGATAAGAAACCCTCTATCTTACCACCCTCTGGAATAGAATCCCATTCAGATGTTTTTGAGAATGATACTCTTGCAGCATTAACTACAGAAAGATCACTCCCCATCTTATCTACAAACTTAACTTCCATACTAGAAAATCTCTGATATATATGTTACGATAGGATCACCTTTACTTGAACCAGTAGAAAAGTTTTCTGTCTTGGTTTTCTTTTTGATCACACGAATTGTCTCTGGTGTATTTTCTTCTCCACCATCAATATATTCATAGTACTCAACTGTTACTCGCCTTAATAGTTTATCTTCATTTTTCATAATTTTCTCTTTCATATTAATGGTGCCGGTGGTAAGAATCGAACTCACAACCTATTGCTTACAAAGCAATTGCTCTACCGTTGAGCTACACCGGCATACCATTTAATCGCGTTTAAAGCGATCATTCCTTTTTGGTTGAAAACCTTTTTGGTTATTAAAACGACTAGCAAGTTTTGCAACTCTTTCACTAAGCTCACCGTTCTTTTTATCCAAATTAGCATTTTCAAACTCTAAAGATTTAATCCTATCATTAAGATTATTAACTTTAGATTCAAAAAAACCTTCTTCACGGATAGTAGGATTACCATCCAAGTGTACTGTAACGTCCATTTAATTAGACTCCTCAATAAGTTTCAGTAGTTTCATTCTATACCTGTTCTTGTTAATTGTCAAGAACCCTTTGTAATTTTTCATCAATTTTTTTAAATCAATCCATACAATATCATCCTTTAATTGTTTATCCCACCTTTGACCGTATCCTACTAGCTCATCTAGTATTATCATAGTTTCTAATGACAATCTACTACCTAAAAACTCTTTTAATAATTTAGGATGATTGTTATCCTTAACTTGAAATATAGGTTCAAAATCTTTAATGAATGGCTGCATCTCTTTTTCAAAATGTTCGAAGAAACTAGTTTTTTTAAGTAACCACAATTTATAGTTTTCATCATTAAAGTTAGCAATGTATCCCTTTTTATCTTTAATAAAGTTAGATACATAATAGTTTGTAATTTCTATTTTAGTTTTATATTTTCTTGATAGTTTAACAAAGAAATGTCTGTCTTTACGTTTGTAGAAAGAATCTCTAGAAACTTTAGTCTTACCACCATACTTAATAAAGTCATAATCTGTCTTACTAAAATGAGCCTTCATTGCACAATACATTATATAAACGTCAATTGGTTCCATCATCTTTGTACGCTTCTTCATCTACTCTTCGTGTTAGTTTTTTACTTCCAATACTAGCAGCAATGAAACTTGCTGCAGCCAACATTGGAATAACGTAAATCATTTTATCAGTAAAATACGCTGTAATATACGTGGGTATTAATACTATGATTCCCTGTAAAAAACCTTTAATCATTTATATTTGAATATCTGCTTTTAAAAGTTTCTAGAAGGTCTGTATATCCACCAATATGAATATTTCCTTCATCGTATATTTGTGGTACAGTTTTATGACCAAGTTCTTTCATCAAACCTTTTGCATTGCTATCATAATCAAGAGATATTTCAATGAAATCATAATTATATTCTTTCATTAAATCTTTTGACTTATTACAGTACATGCAATTTTTTTGTGTATAAATGGTGTACATTACACTGGGAGTTGAGCTTGTCTAGGAAGAAAGTTTAAATCTCTAGCATTTGCTTCAATCTTCTCTTTAAGACTTTTAGAGATAAGAGAACCCACGGTATCTGGTTCAATACCTTCTTTAGTACAGTACCAAAGAACAGCTTCCATATGAGAGATTCTTTTTTCTTTAGCAATATTTTCAATTTCTAAAGAAAATGTTTTAGCAGTACTCATCTTATATATTCCTATTATAATTTGTAAAAGTTGGGGGATTAACCATGACCCCCCACGGGTGTATTATGTCACCACACATTAAACATTACGCTGAGCGTAGTGCTGCATAACCAGCAGCAACAACTGCTCGTGTCGGTGTACCAATCATATACTTCATATATGTCTCACCGTCAAAAGACGATACACGCTTGTTCAAATAGATCGTAAGACCTTCTGAACGTAGTTTACTAATCACGGAACGAACATTCTTAACACCATAACGTGATGTAATCTGTTTAGCGGTTAGTGATGCACCATTAACAAGTGCGGCTTCGACCTTGGCGGCCTGGGTAGTGGTAGTAGTAGTCATTTAAATGTTTTCCTTAACATTACAAATAGGTTGAAAGTATTCCAACCTTTAAAATAGTAGTTTTTAATCCTATAAAGAGAACTACCAAACTCATTAAGTGTCGATATAGGAATAGGTTCCCGTCACTTAAATTCGTATTATAACAGAGTATAACATAACAATACATATATGTCAATACCCTTTTAAATAAAGTGGGAGACTTCTGTTGCAAGGTGTCTCCCGAACCCCGACAGATTACGCAGCTAGTGCGAAATCCTCATATGCAATATTATCGTTTGCATTTACTAATTTGACCAATAACGCAGTCATCCGACAATTCTCCACTCATCCGTCCCTGCCTGTCGATCCTGTTTCGC